GCCTCTCAACGTTCCCTTCTGAGACCGGTATGGTAGTTAACCAATCCGGCATACTTCTCAGTTGGGTGCCACCCAGAGTTCGTAACAGAACTCTTTCTCGAGACTACTCCTGACACCCAATTGGTATCAAATCGTGGTTTCTCAATATACCACTGGAATAGTCTGGAGATTGCCGAACACGGCCCTCGGTCTTTGCTACTTTTAGTAGTAAGACAACGGACCTCTTCTCTTTGGAGCTGTACGTTATACCGCCTCTTGAGGTGGTCTAACCTAGTTCCAGAGTACGAGAAGAGTGTGTTTGACAAGTCGCCTCGGGACGTAATCGGAATGACTGATAAAGCCTTTCCGACAAGATCCTGGAGATACTTTGCAGTGTTCCAGAAACCTTTGGTATGGAAGTTATTAGAAACTTCCACACTTGACGTTCCGTCAGCGAGCGTGCGGAAGCCATCCATAAGGGTGAGAACGTACGGAGGAGTGACATCGTCACCTCCCCATGCGTCAATACCACAAGACTCTCTAAACTTACCAGTAAAGAAAGTCTTAGAAGTATTCACCTTCAGCCCCATATACTCAAGGGCTTGGATGACAGTTGGGCAATCCAGTCTGGGGACAATGATATCGTCCCCGAAGACTGAGATTCTAGCTGAGGCTTCTTCTATTGCATGGGTGGTGACTTTCGCTCGTGAGAGCCATAGCCGAACACCCACTGAAATAATGCAATAGATTATCGACTGCACTGGAAAAGTGCAGGCCGACCCCATTGGAGCGAATTTCTTCAGAACACACCCAAAAGAAGGGTAGCCTGAGGATTTTCTTGGACTCCAACGTACGCTTCGTGTTCTGCAGGCGTGTAAACGTTCCAAGAGCGTAGGATTTGCTCTGAAGAAACGTTCAACTGCCCAGCAGGACAGTCGGTCACTAGCAGAAGATAGATCGATTGTGGCAAAGGAGCCATCAATTGATCCTTGAAGGGCGAATCGTCTATTTCGAGTTTGGTCCGTAAAACGGACTGCACTTCTAATGGGCGAGTCATCCAATCTTCTAACCAGCTGGGATAAAACCAGCTGCTGCAGCCACTGATGTGCGCTGGGCTCTGCGGCGATAAGCCGAGGACCTTTTGCACTTTTTGGCACAGCAATGAGCTTGGAGGAAACCTCGTGAGAGATAGGCTCCAAGGCCGTACCGCATGATCCACCGGGGGCACCAAGAGATAGGTGTCCATAGTAGTCATGTGGGAAGATGGCCTCTGTCTTAGGTGTCCAATATGGGAAGTCATACTTTGATTCTCCTGTTTGAACATCTGAAACAACGCCAGGACCATGCTTAGGGAGTTCCGATGGATCTTCAAGATGAAGATCACCGAAACTAGACGACACTATGTCAGCAACGCGCTGAATAGTATCGACTAGACCCCAAGAGATCCCAACCTGCCTCAGTGCGGTTGAGTCTCCTAGGTCTAGTTCAAGCTGTTCGCGATTCGTCTCTAGAATGTCTGCGAGATGCAGATACCTAGAAACGTCTTGAGAGTGCTTTCCAACACACTCTTGCAGAGATCTATTTGATAATTGGTGGATTGACACCCACTGAGGATCAAACAGGTCATCACCAACCCAGTTAAGGGTAGGAGAGCGTATAGCTTGTTCACACTTGATGAACTCACTGAGTTCTTCACGTAAGCTCCTTTCTTTATATGGGAGGCGAAGTTTCTTCGCCCCCATGAAGATAGTTCTGAGTGCCAGGATGGCACCCGGATCAGGAGCAACCCTAAGCTTTCCATCGCGATCAAAGACGCGTAGGTACAGACCCCGAAGAAATGACGGGACCTGAACCGCCTTAGAACACATCCTCGTGAGAGGAAGTGCGCAAGGAGTGTACACGCCTTGGTCCAAGCACTTGTCAAAGTGCTTGCCGATGGCTGGGAAGTCTAGGGTGAGCAACCGCTCACCTTTGATGCCCAGTTCGTGAAGGAGACGCGAGTGATCGCGCTCCCAATCACTGGTACGCCCGTACAGATAACGTACGTCTTGGAAGACGGCCGTTACGTACCCGCGTAGAGACAGTGCTAGGCTCTTCAGTTTGGTTTTCACAATCAAACTCCTAGAGACCCTGCATTGCCTTCACCACCCCTCTACAATCTGTGTTGTATAAGAGGTGCCAAGCATAACCAGATCCGGGTACTAAACCGGACTTAGTTTTGCCAGGCTGCCAAATCAGCAGCGACAGTGTTGACCCAGACCGCAAGGGCCTTGGTGACATTGACGCTGTCAACTGGATCCACATTCCGTGGATTACGAATGATCGTGTAGGACTGCTTGACGACAGGATTGCCGTCAACGTCCCACGTGGTCATTGTAAAGTCCACATTGTGGCGCTCAACCTGAAGAGGACCCGCTTTTCCTTCGTAGGAATGGCGAATAATCAGCTGGTATTCGGCTGTCGACTCTTTGAGCCGATAGACGGAGCCGTAGTTATCCTGGTTGATTCGAGGCAAAACCTTTGCCACCGAATTGACAGTGATAGTGATAGGCGATGAGATAGTCACGATGTCTCCTTTGACACACACACAGAGTGAGAAGTAATAGTCAATACTGACCACCTCGGAAACGTCCGAGAAGGGCCAGTAAGACATAGTACTGGCTCATTGATATGAGCGAGTACCGAATAGCAGGTAACGCAGGCACCCCTGCAATAACATCTCGGGTCTTGATAGTCCGCGTGAAGCGGCCTTTCGTGATCCGGATGCCACTGGGAGGTGTTCTGGGTATCTGGTCTTGTACAGCTCTAGACTGCCTGACGATACAAATATCGAAGGGCTCGACAAGATCCGTGTTCTCGTTAGCAGAAAGATAGCTATTGATGTCCACGAAGTAGTCGACAAGCCACGTCCATGGAATTGCATTCCATATAGTTGACGCATCAAGTTCTCCTAGGTCAAAGACCGATTGGATGGCAAGATTAAAGGCTTCGAGCTTAGAGAGTGACACCTTAATACCGCTTTTCCAACGCCACCTGACGGTGCCGCGGATTTCATACCTTTCAGTTTGATAGGTATCAGCGATAGCAAGGACGCTATAACTAGACGATATATACTGCCAACTGATTGAATCCCAGTTGTTAGAGTACATCGTTACGTTACGGCGAAGACCTCCATGTTTAGACAAGGAGTCAAACTCCTTTATCCGCCGCTCTATAGCGGTGGTGATGGCTGCCAACGTCTTGATATCTCGCAGAAATTGCACCCAACCAAATCTATAGTTGAGGTAAGCATTTCCTGCAAGCTCAAAGAACGATTTAGCAGTCAGCTTAAACAAGGAACCAATGTCCAAGAGTTCCGCAATCGAAACGGGTACAGAATACTCGCTTCTAAACGGATGGGTC